GTACCACTGTGGAACAAGAGAACGAGCAACACGTCTCTTGACACGGCCGCGAAGGGGATAGTTGTTACTAAGATCCCTATCATGCGATGGTGACCGTAGTCGGGCAAGCAACAGCCCGATCTCCGTGCTCTCCCGCGTTACCGCGGTCTCGACCACATGCTGAACGATATAACCCTCGATACCTACGTAGGCACCGGTAGGCTTCACCGTTCGTGCTGTTGGCGCCGCAGACTCATCGAAGTTGCTGATGAACCCACCATCCCCGAGCCCGTATGGTATCCTGAACCGACAAACATCAGGAACCATCCGAACCAAAGAATGAAACGCCGGCTCGATGTCAGCATCACAGGCCATTGAACTACATGACCGATGAGCGAACAATCTAAAGGCGTTAGCTAGTCGATAAATAGAGCTCAAGTCCGTCAACACGTTTTTCATGTAGACGGGCTTAACATCGCACCCGAGGTAGAAGTGAGACCCGCAGCTCTCGTAAAATACCCCTGACGAAAAACTCTTATCAGGGTTTACTCGAAAGCCAAGGAACTCACAGAATCCTCGGAACGTCTCAAAACAGTACGACGGCAAAATTACATCGTCGCCGTACACGCTCACCTTCGGTACAACCCATGCGGGTTTCAATCCGCGGTTGTATTCCACTACGGCGCAAGCCGCAGCGTAGAAGATAAGCGACTCCAACTCAAAGGTGAATCCATTCCCCATTGAGGAGAACTTTTCCCACCTATAAGCTGTCTCGTTTCGAGTGCCGTAATGTGAACGACAACAATCGAGCAGATGAAACCATCTCGGAGGTAAAACTTCCCGAACTAGTTCCAGTGCTATACTGTCGCTGGCCGACGAAAAATCGACCGTCGCAAGTCCGTCTTGTAAGGCGGAACGCGCTAGGTTTTGATTCACCGTCTGGTCATTTAAGTTCACACCATGCCTCAGAAGCCTACGCCGAATTACCGTGCCAATCCCTTTCTGAAACCAGAGATTTATCCCTGGCTCAATCGAGATAACACGATCGGTTTTAGCATTCTTCGGTACAGTGACAGTTACGCTCCCTACCACCTCGGTCGGCCAACTTGGGTTACTTTCCAAGTGACTTTGCCATAGGGGGTAAGCCGACAGTAGTTTCATGTCAGCTAAAAGGGAATACAGATCGCGCGTTATTCCAACTTCGTGTTGGAACTTGTTGTTCGGTGTGGCATTCTCGCCTTTTATAGCGAGCGTTACACCGGGACCCCAATTAGAGCTGTCAAGGATCTCCTCGAAGTTAGGAGCATCGTCCAGGATTTGTGCGATTTTTCGCTTAACTGCGTAAAGCAGCCAAACGTTCGAACCCGTGAATAACGGATCCGAAGCGCCGAACCGAAAACGATGGTTTGTTCGTCTACACAGAAGCTCGTACTCATTGAACTTCTGCATCGCAACCTCCTTGCGATCAAAGGGGAGACTTAAGAAAGTCGCCTTCGACAACAGTGAAATTGCGGCGTAGTCGCGTCTAAACCCATCCACTGAGTTATAATCCAGTGGCCTTATTTCCTTCTTAACAAGCTGTTCATGCTCCTTGTACTTATAGAGGAGCCAAACACTTAACGACAAAGGAGAGTTTAAACCTTCAAGAAATTGACAGATAGTCTCGTCAGTAACTGAGCGAGTAACGCGATAGGAAGAGAGCACGGCTTGACGCTGTGCCCGAAGTGACTTCTCAGAAGATCGCTTCATCGTAGTATCTCCGAAATTGCCCGAGTGCCAGATGATTAGTCTAACACTCGGGCGTGTGCCCCAACTGGGGCAGGTCTCAGCTCCCTAAACTACCAGGGAGCCTCGAGATTGCGGACGGCGGGGTAGATCGGCGATCCAGTTGCCTGAACCGGCGACAAATCGCTCGCCTTGAGCTCTTTCACCATGAGGCCGATCACGTAGGACAGCAGTACCTGCTTATCCGCCGTGGTCGCACGCTCAGGGATTATGAACTCAGAGTTCCAGATGCACTCGTACGCCTTCGTCGGACCGGGAGTGATCCCGCTCGCCGAAGGGCCCAAGTTGCTTTCCAGAACTGGATACACGAACTTCGCCTGCGACCGATACACCCGGGACGTCTTGGTAGGCGCCCTGAGTGAAAAGGTGAAGGTTGGAAAGGCCGCGGCTATACCACTCCGCTGGTCTTGCCACTTCGCGACACCCGGAGTATTGTTACCGACGGGGGTCATCGAGCCGTCAGTCGCAACCGTCGCGGAGTTGGTCAAAGCCGTTAAGGCCATGACCGCTTCGTCTCCAACGAGGAGGGAGTTGACGTAGATTGGGGCTATCGCCGCCATAGTTGTATCACCTGATGGTAAATGATGTACGAAGAAGAGCCAAGGCATTCAACACATGCACCGTTGAGAAAGGACTTTTGAAGTGAGGGAGTTTCGGCGACGGGAACGCAGAAATCGCATTCCGAGTCACGTATATCTCCTTCTTCTCAGCCACAGCAGAACCTATGAGACGATTCTGAAGCTCAGGGAACACGCTATCGGTGCCTTGACCACCATTACGGACGCTGTAGAAAGTAAGTTCCTCGAAATAGGTCCGGCAACCCTTTTCAAACGTTAGACCAGATACTGCGTCCAACGACGATATATAGTTGCCTATCGGTATGAACCAATCTACAACGAACGACCAAGGAGCTAACTCCCAAGCAATCAAGAGGGGATTGGTAATCCCTACCTGTGCCAGTGTATGGTTCACTGAAGGAGTTGAGAAATATGAGACGTATTTTATTGTCACACGTCTCGTGCATCGACTACGGATCTCTCCCCCGTAATACAAGGGACCAGAGGTACCGGTCGTCTCAGCTATTTCATGGGCTTTCGTGGCAACCCTGTTTCTAACCTCACGAACCTGCTTTTGAGCGATGAGCTCGGCAGATCCGTAAATATCAGATAAGAGAGGTTTCCAGCCGTATTGTAGCTCCAGCCAACCTGAGGCGATAGCCTTAGATTGGTTCTCACTATAACTCTTTGTGTATTTGCGGATCCTTCTTGGACTCGCTTTTACACCCAGAGATCTAGCCGCACCGGCGAGGTTTCCCTTCTTCAGGGAAGTAACTGCGCCGACCAACCGCTTAATGGTTTCACCCATCAAACGAGTGGTTTGACCACGTTCGGCATAAGCCTGGACAAGGTTAACCTTCTGGTCTTTAACACCCAGGAGGTGCTCGTTTGCAGCTTTTGCTTCCAGCCGATTTAGGTCAATAGTCGGATAGGGGGCTTCATTACCTGTTGGACCATAGTAAGGTCCAGTCACCGAGGTGCCATAAATCGCACCGGTATAATGATAGTGCCTGTACTGAGGGATTCCTCCCTCAGCAGACACGTACCGGCGCAACGTCTGGCTAGTCCACGGAAACTGGGTCACTTTGAGGGTGTACGAGTAGTCGTTCATCGGAAGATCATTCCGACGTATACTCCCGTTCTTCACCCCGGCTTTGAAACCGGGTGTCCTCACCCACGTCCTACTAAGTTCGATTCGGCGAATGGGATATTCCCCGGTAGACACATAAGTCGAGCCGTCAGGCTCTACCTGTGTTGTTCCGAGGGTCCCGTAGTACCACCGGTCGATGTTTTCAGTAGGCATGGGGGCCGTCCAGACTGCGTAAGAAAACAGTCTTGACGTCGCCATTCAACTTCAGGAGATGATTGACCAGCTCCGGATGGAACGCCAGCAGCACAAGTATCGCTACTAAGGCTGCTATGCGAAACCATCTTGGGGGTAAGTCTTTCATGTATCCTCCTGTTGTATAGTGGCGAGCCCCTTGCGCAAAGTAATGCGCATAAAGTCCCTCCGAAGTTTATCTTCACACTCCTCAACCCTAATGCCATGAACCAGCTAGAGGTATATCTACCCCGACACTGGTCTTTTGGTATGGGAACGAGGCAAAAGTCGTCCAGAACACATCACCGACGATCGCTGTGACGCCATGGCCTTGCGCGGTTCGAGCATTACTGAACCGAGCATCCAGACGCGTTTTGCAATCGACTACGTAGTTGGGTATAACCTGTATAGCTTCCGCAAGAACAATCTGCGAGAGCTGGAAATTCACAGGCACCCACGTCGAGGTGATGAGGTGCAGCATGACGCAATCCGCCGCCACTCGGACCAAAGTCGTATAAGGCAATCGCGATATTACTGCGAACCCTGCGAACTTGGTCAATGTGTACTTCACCTGGAACCCCGGCGGCCCAACTAGGGCGTTCGGGTATTCAGGATCAGGTACATAGAACTCAGAGAAAAACTGAGAGTCCTCTAAGAAAGGCCGATAAGCCTTCAATAGGCGAAGCAGATGCGGAGTTGGTATCATGCCGTACCTCCAGACGAGATGTGAAGAGGCCCGG